CTGGAGCATCTGACGCTGAACTTGCATCGCGTTCTGAGCGCCCTGCTGCATGCCCTGCATCCCCGCGCCCATCGCCTGCCCCATCGAGACAGGCAGACGCGACGGCCCGGAGGCCGAGAGCAGGCCGCCAGCCATGCCGAGAAGCCCCGCCGTCTGCGGGTTGGCGTACATGCCCATGAGGCCGTTGGCGTTCGGATTGGAGAATCCTCCCATCAGGCCGCCGGCAGTCGGATCAGTTGGATCGAAGAAGCCGGCCATGTCAGTACCCCATCATCGACGGAGGCATCGTGCCGAACCCGAATTGCGGCATCGGCATCTGCGCGTACGGCATCGGCTGCGAGATCGGCTGATTTGGCATCGGCGCCCGGCCACCCATCGGCATTGGCTGCGCTGGCGCTGCCATTGCCTGCGGTTGCTGCTGACTTTGACGCATCATGTTCATGCCCATCGACACCAGCATCGGATTGAGCGAGTGAGCTGCCGGCATCGCGAACGGATAGGCCATCGATGAGCCCCCGAGTGCCGCCGTGAACGGACTGAAGCCACCCATGCCGGCAGCAGCTGATGCAGGCACTGCGCCCCCCATGCCGGCGCCCGCACCAAATAGCGCACCGCTGCCCGCAATATCCGGACCGAGCATTCCGGCCGTGCCAGCGGCCGTACCCATGCCGCCGCCGAGCAGCCCGCCGCCTGCTGCACCCCCCGCCGCCCCGAGCCCAGTACCAAGCGCCGCGCCCCCCGCGCCGCCAGCAGCAGCGCCAGCACTGGCCCCCGCCGCTGTGCCCGCCCCCGGCGCGAGCAACGTTCCACCGATCGCGCCGAGTGCGCCCAAAGCCAGAGGACCAAGGAATCCAAAGTTCATGTCCGCTCCTTACAAAAGGCCCATCAGGCCACCGGCCGCCGCGCCGTACATCGGATTCATGCCCATCGACCCCGCAAGCGCAGCACCGCCCAAAGCGCCCCCCATGCCGCCCGCAAGTTGGTTGGTGTAGTACGGCGTCGTCGTGCTCGTGTTGCCGCCGTATTGGCCTTGAATCAGGTTCGAGTAGTTGTTCAGCAACTGCCACGGCGCATTGATCTGCGCTTGCTGGAGCGCCTGTTGATTGCCGCCCATGTTGTAGAGATTCGAATTCGCGGCATTGATCGAATTGACGACGTTCGGCGCGAGACTGGCGCCGGCCAACTGCTGCTGCGCAGCGGTGTTGTAGTTCGACGAGAGGCCCTGCGCTCCCTCAAGCATTTGCTGCGTGCCCTGCTGGTAGGCGTTGCCGTACAGGTTGTTCATCGCGTTGCCAAGCTGCGTCGCGAGATCCTGCTGTGCCTGGCTTTGTGCGTTCGCCATTGCGCCGGAGCCGTAACGCCCTGAGCCTTCCATCTGGCTTGTGATCTGCGGTGCGGTCGCCGTCTGATAGGCGCGTGTGATCTGATTTGCTGCTGCGCCGGCCATCCCGTTCAAGTACGGATTGGCGCCTACCATTGAGCCATTGGCGAACTTCGAGAATGCCGCGCTGCCCGGATTCGCGTTCAGGTACGAGCCATTCAGCAGGTTCTGCGTGTAATTGCCTGCCGAATTGTTGACGGCAGCCGCGTTGCCGAAATTCGTTCCGTTCGCGACGTTTTGCGCATTCCCGATGGCTTGCTGCTGCATCGGCGTGAAGCCTGCAACGGTCGAAGACGGATTAGCGCTCTGGCCTGCGTAGGTGTTCGCCGCGCTCTGGAATACGTTGGACAGATATGGCATCTGCCCGGTCCATGGCGTGGCAACCGAATTGCTCGTGGTATTGCCACCGCCGCCCCCGTTGGCCGGCACGCGCGGCAGTCCGAGCCGCATCAAATGCAGTTCTCGTGGATTGCGAATCATATCGAGCGTTCCATGTAAACATGAGTCTTGTCGTAGCCCCTCCGACCGAGAAACTTTTCCCAACCGGGGCGCGCCTGGAACTCCATCGCTTGACATCCATTCGCACGTGCCCACCGCTCGATCGTCTCGATACATGGCTCAGCCCACTCATCCATGTTCGTTCCCGTGACGATGCGAAGCGTGCAAACGCGCTGCTTCGGGTAGTTCGCGAGACGGGTGATGCCCACAGCGAATGCGGTTGGCGTCTTCCAAATCCATAGCTGGTCCTCACCCGTCAGGAGGCCCAGTCGAATATCGTTTTCATCAAATTTGCCGCGCGTGGTCTTGCACGCTTCGGCAATCCACGGGCGAACCTCGTCCCACACGTCGTCAATCTCGTGTGCCTGTATCCCGAATAGCATTCGTTATCCGATCAGAAGGACGTTGAAGGTGCGATCGCTCTGCGCGTTGTTCGCGTGCGTGAGCGTCGCGGTGCCATTCGCTTGAGACGAGACGTACAGGCCAGAGAGAGCGCCGGCCGCATCTGCCGTGAGCGGCGAGAAGAACAGCCCCGTATTCGCGCCGATGCGACGGTCAGTCACCGTCGTCGTTGCTGAGTTCGCCGCGAGCGTCACCTGAATCACGGCGTTGACCTTGCCCTGCAACAGGTTGTTCGCGAGGCGCGCAATCTGCCGCCGGTGCTCTACGTCGTTGGTGAGGACTTCCGGGACGCCCTGATAGCCGCGCTGGGTCATCGCCGCCCCGTCTGATGCACGCAGTCTTCGGGGATTTCCACCCCTTGCAGATGCGTGAAGCTGCCGCTCGTTTGAATCCGCGCGCGCAGGTAGCGCCCATCCGCGCGCACGGGGCATTCGCCGTTCGTGTTCACCGCGCTTGCCGTCGTGAAGGCTGGCGTATCGAGCAGGCGCTGCCGCGTGCCGACCTGGATCGCCGGTGATGCTCCGTCGATCAGTGGGCGAATCGACGTGACGAGCGCCCGCTTGCCGGTGCTGCCGAACGGTTCGAGCTCGACCGTATCGGCCGTTGCATTGGCCGGTGCGCCCGTGAAGTAATTCAGCTTGTGGTTCGCGTCGAACGCCGCCATCAGGATCTGGCCACCGGTCCACACGCGCGAATCGAGCGAGAAAGGCAGCGAATCGAGCGTATATCCCGTGTTGTCGAGCGAGTCGAGCGAATAGCCCTGCGTGATTGCGCGGAAAAGATACTCGCAGTTGATCTGCGCAAAACCCCACTTGTCGAGCGCCCAGTTATAGACGATCAGCGAGTTCGGGACGCCGCTCGAGGAGGAGTTAGACGGGTAAGACCACATGACGAGTCGGTTGATCGGATCGATCGCCGCGACGACGTTCGCAAGGTAGGTCGTGTTGACGTTGGCCCAGAACGTCTTGTCGACTCGATCGACTCCAATCGGTCTCGAAGACGTGCCATCAAACGCATAGAAGCCATCCTCGCCGAGGTAGTAGGCTAGAGCCCCGAGTTGAGCTATCGACTTCGGCGCCGGGGTTCCCCTCACGCCTTCCGCCGGGTAGAAGCCGAAGACCGTCGGCGAGCCCTGAAACACGATCCGCCAGATCGCGCGCTCGAAGAACACCGCGCCATCCGCAGTGCCGAGGTTGCCGACAATGCCGGTAATCCAGCCCTGATCGCCAGGGATGATCTGCGAGCCGGCCAGGAGCTGCGCTTCGGTCGTGCTTCCCGCCGCCGGCCAGGTCGTCGGATCGTCGATCGCACACCACTGAACCCGCTGCGGTTGCTCGCCGTTCGTGCCGTCAAACGTATTGGCCACCATCACGAAATCCTTGATCGTCGTGATGTATCGGGCCTGCGGCGCCTGTGCCGAGAGGTCGCCAAACGCCGTGCTCGATCCGAGCGTGAAGGTTTGCAGATTCTGCCCCTGGGCCGCGCCAATCACACGCTGACCGTATTGCGTGAAGAACCAGCGTTCCCCCGAGGCCAGCGAGTAGCCGCCGGGCTTGCTGACGTTCGTGAACGTCGTATTGCCCGGCGCGAGTTCGTACAGCTTGTCCGACGTGCCAGCAAACAGGTAGTTGTTCGCACCCGTATCAATCGCGACGACTGTCCCGAGGCATTGCCCGTCGAGCGCGCTGCTGCTGAACGGCGCGAGCGTGCCCACCGGTCCCCACGACTCCTTCGTGCGCGGGAACAGGTTCACGATGTTGGCAGACGCGCCGCTCTGATTGTTGACCGGCAGGTCCGGTGCGTAATCGGCAATCGGCAGGAGCATTTAGGCCGCCACCATGGCGATTGCCGAGCCGGACAGTTCCTCGGCGCGGTCAGATGCGACGTAAGACGCGAGTTGCTGGTTGTACAGCGAGTCCCACAGGTTGAACGCCTCGGTGTCCTTATTGAAGCGCGCCGAGGCCCGGTTGGTTGCCGCGAGCAGGATCGTCGGGATTTTCGAAGTCATCCACGTCGTGCTGTTCACTGCGGTCAACTGATTGCCCCGCTGCCAGTAAATGCCGGTGATCGTGTAAGCGCTGTCGGGATACGGCCCGAAGATGAAATTGCTGCCCAACCGCGCGATATAAGCCGGCGTACCACCAGCGCTCTGG